GTTGACCCAACTAGAAGAATGGAACCTGGTAAATGTAAAATTTTTACTAGGGAAGAGGTTGAAATGCATCACATGAGCTATGTTAGAAAAGATATTAAAGTAAAGTTGACAAATTCTTCAGCTTCACCTAATTTTAAAAATATAGACAAAATAGTTAATTATTATAATGATTGGTCTTATGGGAAACAAGCTTTAATGGGGGGAGCTCCAGATAAATTTTACGATATTGTAAAAGAACAAAAAAAATTTAATTTAAATGTACAAAATTAATCAAACCTTATTTTCACAACCAGAAACAGTTTTAAAACAACAACAATTTAATAACCTAGAAAAATATGTTAATTTAGAATGTGATTTAACTATTAAAGGAAACGTGTTACCAGCTGTTGGGACCCTGGAAGACTACTTTAATAAAGAAGACATATCTATTTTTGATTTATTTAGAATAATTTCAGAAAGGCAATTCAAAAGAAAAGTTAAACCGGACATTAAATTAAATAAATTAGCGGTGATTAAAACTAAAGCTAAAATATCTTTTAAAGATAAAGACTCTTGGAGGAATGACCCGTTATTTTCCGAATACTCTAAATATAAAGATAACTTTATCAATGGGGATGTTTTTACCCCTATAATCCTTACTCACCCTGGAGTTTTAAAGGATTATATGTTTACAGATGTCCCAGAATTTTTATATCAAGTAGATGGTATGCATCGCGTAATGTCAGCTTTGGAAGCTGGTAAAACAGAACTAGATTGTTATGTTATAGTAAGACGTATGGATTTAAAGAAATACTTAAGAACTATGGATAAAGAAGTTATTAATTCATTTGGGTCTACGTGTACATGGTTCCCTAGGTACCAAGAAATAAAAGAAGTCGGACTTAAAGGCCAAAGAGTTCAAGAACCTAGATATACAGAAATTTATGATTTTAGTAATTTAAAAGATAAAGTAGTTGTGGATTTTGGGGGTAATCTAGGGCAAGCAGCAATTGAGGCCTACTTTAACGGAGCTAAGAAAATATACAATTTTGATTATCAAGAATGTGTAATTAATACTGGAGCTAAAATTTCAGAAATATTAGGTTTAGATATTGTGAACAATACGATAGACTTTAATTTAGATACTTTTGAAAAAGATGTCGAAGATACCGTTAAGGAATGGGACTGGACCATTTATCAAGCAATTTATAGAACTAAAGAAATCATAGATGTAAATAAAAGTTTTACTTATATAGTAAAAAACACTAAAGAGGGTATGTACTTCGAAGGTAATGGAGCTGCTGAAATAGACACACCTGAATTTTACGATAACGTATTTAAACCGTTTAACTTCAAAGAAATAAATTATCTAGGACACAGTCAATTGCGTCCGGCATATAAAATAATAAAATAATGGAAAAAGTATTAGGCATTGTAGTACCATATAGAGATAGAGAATCTCATTTAGCTGAGTTCATACCTCACATGACACAGTTTTTAAAAAACATTAATCATAAAATAGTCATAGTTGAACAATCCGATGAAAAACCATTTAATCGTGCTAAACTCCTTAATGTGGGTTATGAGTTTCTTAAAAAAGAATGTGACTATTTTTGTTTTCATGACATAGACTTATTACCAATAGAAAACGCAAATTATGATTATGTGGAAACCCCAACACACTTGGCTAGACTTTTGGAACATTTAGGTTGGAGGGTGCACTATGAAGAATTATTTGGTGGTGTGACTATGTTTAATAAAGAAGATTTTGAAAAGGTTAATGGTTTTAGTAATGAGTACTGGGGCTGGGGCGGTGAAGATGACGACTTAAGATTAAGGTGTGTAAAAGAAGGTTTTGAAATACATAAAAGAATGAATAAATATAAATCTTTACCTCATAGATATGCTGGCCCACACCACGATAATTATGAAAATAATAGAAATAAAATGAGAGATTTTAGAGATACCCCTGGCAATAATTACCATAAAGAAGAAGGCCTCAACACCTTAATTTATGAAATTGTAGGTGTGGAAAATAAAGTAGACCATACAATTGTAAAAGTAACTTTATAATGGCAGTTTCGGAAAAATATAAAATATTATTTATACACATACCCAAAAATGCGGGTACTTCTCTTATAAACAAGTTAAGTCTTTACCCACACGGTCACTATGATTGGCGTACACACCCAAAATTTAATGGACCTTATCACAAATTTAGTATTGTTAGAAATCCATGGGATAGAGTTGTTTCCTGTTATGAATTTGCTAAAATGGAAAAAAGTTATTGGCATTCTAAAGATGACCACACTAAACACCCTGATTATGATTTATGTCACTCTTTAACGTTTAAAGAATGTGTTAGACTTCTTCAAGAAAAACCAAACAAGTTTACTCATCCAGGATGGAAAAACCAACATACATACATCGTAAATGACGAAGATAAAGTTGTGGTCGATTCTGTATTAAAAATGGAAAATTTAGATACTGAATTAAATAACCTATTTAGGAAATTAGGTATAAATGAAAATGTAAATATTCCTAAAACTAACACATCTAATAGGGGAAACTATAAGGATTACTACGATAAAGAATCCATAGAAATTATTAAAGACATATACCAAAAAGACATAAATTTCTTTAATTACGAGTTTGATAATAATAACTTATAATTACTTAATATAAAATAAATAATGAAACTAATTGTATCCACATCAGACAAATATGAAGACGTTCTAAAAGTTTACTGTTTTCTTTTTAATAAATTTTGGTCCTCTAAACAAGAAGTAGAAGTAATCGGTTATAAACATCCTTCATTTGAACTACCATCTAACTTTAGTTTTCACAGTATGGGTGAAGATAGGGGCACAAAATTTTGGTCCGATGATTTAAAAAAATATTTTAATTCATTAGAAGAAAAATTTTTTATATACACTATGGAAGATAATTTTTTAACTTCTAAGACTGATATAGAATCCATAAACAAAATAGAAAATATATTACACGATAAAGTAGGTAGGGTAGACTTAACAGATGTTTTTACTAGAATGTCTGAAGGTGTAATACAACCCCACTCTTTATATAAAGACCTTGATGGGTTAAAAATTTATGTTAGAGGACAAAATGCTAAATGGAGAGCGTCTTTTCCATTGTCTATATGGAATAAGGATTATCTTCTAAGAATTTTAAAAAAACCCAATATGACCCCGTGGGATGTAGAAAATTATGGTAACATAATTAGTAGGAATGATGGGTACGATATATTAGGTACTAAACATACAGAAAAGGTAATATCACCTAGAAATGAAGGGGTGTCGACCTTTAATAACAGTAGTGGACTTTTTAAATATAGATTACACGACATAGACCCAAAAGTTATAAAAGAAATGGAAGAGAAAGGTATACTTCCTAAACATATAGAAAAACTAGTTTAATCGATGGAAAAGGTATATTCAAAAGTAGAACCTAATAAGTTATTACATATAATAAATCGTTTAGAAGAAATAGAGGGCAGATGTGATGTAGTACCTCAGGAAAACTTCATACAATGTGCCACCATGAAAATGGATAAAGGTAAAACGTTTCTACCCCATAAACACATCACAAAAGATAGACACTATCCAAATCAAATAGCTCAAGAATCTTGGATTGTAATTAAAGGTAGTGTTAAATGTAAATTTTACGACCTAGACGATAGTTTAATAGCTGAACCTATTCTAGGCCCAGGAGATGCGAGTTTTACTCTCTACGGTGGTCACACATATGAAATATTAGAAGAAGATACGATAGTATATGAATATAAAACAGGACCCTATGAAGGTCAAAAATTAGATAAAGAGTTCATAAAATGAAAGAAATAGATTTAAATTTAATTAAAAAAAGTTTTTCTAAAGAGTTTATAAAAGAATTAAAAAATTGTTATAATGACTATTTTTCCACCTCTAAATCTATAGATAACCAACATTACTTCGGTACTCTAGGCACATATACAAATAGAAACGATAAACATATAAATAAAGAAATTTCTGACTACTTTGAAAGATTATTATTTTTACCTAATATAACAATATTAGATTATATTTTAAAAAATTTAGATAAATTTTCTAAATTAAATTTTATAGATAACGGTGCTGGATTAGGATTGTTATCTATTTTTTTAAAAGAGCTCGGGATAACGTGTTTTAATTACGATAATTATTCTCAGATTTCTAATGTTACATTTCATGAAATAGTTAAAAACAGATTAAGTGTTGAAATTATGCCTGTAACTAATAATATAGATTTATTAGGTAATTTTAAAGGTGATGTAATTACATCTTCAGGTATATGGTTAAGTTCACCCACATTCAATAAAATGGATATAAAATGTGTTTTAATGGACTCTTTTTATTTTGGTAGAGGCACTGAAAATTCTTTAATAGACAGATGTGAATTAACGTTAAAAGGTGAATATGAAGGAGCGATAAAAATATATAGTAAAATATAATATCATGGTAAAAATAAATATGGGTTGTGGTTGGAGGAATTTTGGTTCTGAGTGGACACATATAGATGGTGGTAATTACGACCATTTAGATAGTCATTCTATAACACATTTAAATTATGAAGATAATACTGTAGATTTAATTTACGCTTCTCATGTATTGGAGTACTTTGATAGGGAAGAAGTGAGTGAAGTTTTAGAAGAATGGTACAGAGTTTTAAAACCTGGAGGAATTTTACGGTTAGCGGTTCCAGATTTTGAAGCGATGGCTAGGTTATATTTAAATAAAAATACACCACTAAAAGAATTTTTAGGTCCTTTATATGGGAAAATGGAAATGGGTGGTAAAAACATATACCATAAAACAACTTACGATTTTAAGAGTTTACATTCAAAACTAAAATCAATAGGTTTTAAAGAACCAAAAAGATATAACTGGAGAAATTATTCAGTTCATATTAAAAATGATGACCACTCACAATCTTACAAACCTCACATGGATAAAGAAAATGGCACTTTAATAAGTTTAAATTTAGAGACACATAAATAATGGATAAACTTAAAATTAAATTTGTTGATTTTTGGCCGGGATTTAACCCGTCTACTGACCCTCTATTTGGGGAATTTTTAAACAGACATTTTAATGTGGAATATAGTAATAATCCAGACGTAGTAATATTTAGTGTTTTTGGTACTTCACATAAATATTTTACTAAAAAAAATGTAATTAAAATATTTTATGCTGCTGAAAATTTTCCATTTCGTCCTTATCCAGCATTAGATATGGTAAAAGGGTGGGATAAAGTTATAGAATTTTCACATTATAGTATCACCCCATTTAACGTCGATTACCCAACAAATTTCCGAATGCCTCAGTATCTTAGAAAATATGGATTTAAAGTTAAAGATGAAATTGACAACACTAGAGAAAAATACATTAAACCTAAAGATATTGTCTATCTTCAACGTAGTTGTGTTTCTTTCCGAGATGATATGGTGAAAGATTTAATGAAAAAATTTAGAGTAGATTGTGTCGGCAACTGTTTACGTAATAAAAATGTAACAGTAGGAGAAGATAAATTAGGTTTTATTAAAAATTATAATTTTGTTATTGCTATTGAAAATTCCTGTTCTCCTGGGTATACTTCAGAAAAAATTATTGACCCGTTTAAAGTAAATTCCATACCCATTTATTTTGGAGATTCCGAAATAACTAAAGATTTTAATGGAAATACTTTTTTAAATTATCACACACAAACCAAAGAAGAAATATATGACCAAATTTCTATGTTATTAAATAATAAAGATAAACTACTAGAAATGATGTCTTATGAAAAAATAAAAAATCACAGTTTATATGATGGGGATATATTCCTTAAATTTTTTAAAAACTGTTTAAGATAATGAAAACTATGGATAAAATACTAATAACGGGAGGCCGTGGATTGGTCGGAACACAATTCGTGGGTAAAAATTACACACATCTATCTTCAAAAGACTGTGATTTAAGAAAAACTGAAGATACTGAAAATGTATTTAAAGAAAAATGGGATGCTATAATTCATTGTGCAGCTAAAGTAGGTGGATTAGGTAGTAATATGAGATTTAAAGGGGAATTTTTTTATGATAATATTATGATAAATACAAATGTCATAGAATCCGCAAGAAAATTTAATGTTAAAAAATTAATTGTATTTTTATCTACCTGTGTTTTTCCAGATAATGTAGAGTATCCATTAACTGAATCTAAAATTCATCTAGGTCCTCCACATACTTCTAATAATGCATACGCTTACGCAAAAAGAATGGCGGACATCCAAGTTAGAGCATATAAAGAACAATACGGGCTCCAGTACACATGTGTGATACCAACTAATATTTACGGACCTAATGATAATTTTAATATAGAGAATGGGCATGTAATACCATCATTAATTCATAAATGTTATTTATCTAAGTTAAATAACAAACCTTTTTATGTGTGGGGAAGTGGAACACCTTTAAGAGAATTTATTCATAGTGAAGATATCGCAAAACTTACTGAATTAATATTAGAGAGTGGGTATGATGACGATGAACCTATCATACTTTCTACGTCAGAAGAAATCTCAATAAAAGAAGTTGTAGAAACTATAGTAGAATCCTTTGAATTTAAAGGTCAAGTTGTTTGGATGAGTGATAAACCAGACGGGCAATATCGTAAACCCAGTGATAACACAAAGTTAAAAAAATTATTTCCTAATTATAAATTTAAACCATTTAAAGAAGGAATTAAAGAGACTGTACAATGGTTCGTTGAAAATTATGAAAAAGCTAGAAAATAAAATATTAATTTGGATATTATAAATGAAAATTTACGAAATACACAATGGTATGGTTTGGCACAACCGTAGGTATGATTTAGGTTTAATGGGTATTCCTAAATGTATGTCTACTACGTTAAAAAACCAATTTGGATTAACAAAACTAGGACACATTACAAATTTACCAGAATCTATGATAAATAATAAAAAAATTATTTCTATAGTTAGAGACCCTTTGATTAGATATGTTTCGGGTTACCTAGAGTCAATGATATCAACAAGTGATTATCCTAAAGGTAGGTATCATATGATTCCATTACCTGATGGATTAAAAGGTAAGTTAAATAATCTTTTTATGGTTAAAGATGAGATTGTTAAATTTAAAAAATTTACTGATTATATTTTTGAATATGGTTATTTTGAACCTCATATAGTCCAACAAGTAGATTATATAAGAGATTTAAAGACTAAAAGTTTTTATAAAAATATTAACATATTTAAACTAGAACACATAACTAATCTTGAAAATTTCTTAGGTCATAAATTAAAAACTCTAAATATTAGTGAACATCAATTATTGAAAAAGTCACTAATACAATTTATACGTACTGATAACGAATACAAGGAAAAAATAGAAAATTTATACAATGAAGATATAAATTTTTATAAGTCTTTCAATGAAAAAACAATAACTAAATAATATGAGTTTTAATAAAGTAAAAGAGTTTGAGGAAGGGGTATCTAAATTTTTTGGTGCACCTTATGGGATAGCTGTAGATAGTTGTACCCACGGAATTGAGTTGTGTTTAAGAAGAAATGGTGATAAACTTATACGTGTACCAAATAGGACTTACATATCAGTCCCTTTTTTAGCGGAAAAATTAGGCATAGATTTAATATGGGAAGATATAGAATGGAAAGATTATTATTATCTCACCAACGATATAATTGATGCTGCTGTATTATGGAAAAAAAACAGTTATATTCCAGGGACATTTATGTGTTTAAGTTTTCAATTTCAAAAACATTTATCATTAGGTCGTGGAGGAATGATTCTAACAGACAATAAAGAAGCCACTGACCACCTTAAAAAAATGTCTTATGATGGTAGAATCCCCAACATTCCTTGGAGAGACCAAGACATAGATACTCTAGGTTACCACTATTACATGACTCCAGAAACAGCTCAAAAAGGTTTAGATAAATTAGATAAAGCGATTGAATCTAAACCCCGACAATGGGTTATAAATGATTGGCCCGACTTATCAAAAATGGAAGTGTTTAAAAAAATATATAAATAATCTAATAATATTAAAACTATTTACGAAAAGAGCTTTGGTGATTATATTAATAAAAAGAGAATCAAATAAATTAAAAATATGAAAAAAGCATTTATTACGGGTATAGGAGGACAAGATGGAAGTTATCTTGCCGAATACTTAGTAGAGCTTGGATATGATGTACACGGGATTGTCAGAAGAAATTCTACTCCAGAACACCAAGATACTAGATTAAATCATTTAGAAGGTAAAATAAAAACTTATTATGGTGACCTATTAGACCAAGGAGGGTTAGAGAGGCTTTTGGATAAGATACAACCTGACGAAATATATAATATTGCTGCACAATCACATGTTAGAATTAGTTTTGACATACCACAATTTACAGTACAAACTAATTCCTTAGGTGTTTTAAATATTTTAGAAGCCTATAGAAGGAGTTGTCCAAACTCTAAGTTCTATCAAGCTAGTTCTTCGGAAATGTTTGGTTTAACTGTAGACGAAGATGGGTTTCAAAGAGAAACTACAGTAATGAATCCAGTATCACCTTATGGGTGTTCTAAAGTATTTGGTTATAATATTGTTAGAAATTACAGAAGAGCTTATAAATTACACGCAACTAATGGAATACTATTTAACCACGAATCACCTAGAAGAGGGTCAAATTTTGTAACAAACAAAGTGGTAAAAGCGGCAGTTAGAATTAAACTAGGATTACAAGATAAACTAGAACTGGGTAATATGGACTCTTATAGAGACTGGGGTCACTCTTATGATTATGTTAGAGCAATGCATCTTATGTTACAACAAGATGAACCTGGTGATTGGGTTGTTTCTACAATGGAGACTCATTCAGTCAGAGAAATGTGTGACGTTGTTTTTAAACATTTAGATTTAAATTATGAAGATTACGTAGTTCAAAACCCAAAATATATGAGACCTGAAGAACTACCATATTTAAAAGGAGACTCTACTAAAATTAGAACTGAGCTTGGGTGGAAACCTAAATATAGTTTTAAGATGTTAATGGAGGAAATGGTGGACCACTGGATGAAAGTTTACAGTGCAAAACAAGAAATAAGTTATTAAATAAAAAAAAATGGCAAAACAAAACATTGATAAAGTTCCACCTAAAGGACCTGTAAGATTTTCTATAACTTTATCTCAAGAACAAAAGTTATCTAAAGCAGAAATGTTAACCCATCCTTTTAATTTTATTGTGGGTAAAGCTGGTTCTGGAAAAACGTTATTAGCTTGTCAAACAGCATTAGATATGTTTTTTAAAAGAATGGTAAATAAAATTATAATAACTCGTCCCACAGTTTCTACTGAAGATAATGGTTTTTTACCTGGTTCTGAAAAAGAAAAAATGGAGCCTTGGCTGGTACCTATTAGAAGTAATATGAGAAAGGTTTATAATAAACCCACGATATTAGAAAAAATGGAAGAGGATGAGAGTATTGAACTTGTTTCTTTAGCACATTTTAGAGGAAGGACATTTGAAAATTGTGTTGTTATAGTAGACGAATTTCAAAACCTAACTAAGTCTCAATTAAACATGGCTTTAGGTAGGTTAGGAAAAAATTCTACTATGATATTTTGTGGTGATAACCAACAAATAGATTTAAAAGACAAAAATTATTCTGCAATTCATGAAATTCCAAAAATCAAAGATTCTGAATTTGTTTTTAAATCTGTTTTAGAAGACAATCATCGTCATGAAGCTATAGATGAAGTATTAACATTATTAACAGGTTATTAATAGTTTACAAGTACTATAATTTAACTAAATTGTAATTAATGAAAAAAAATATATACATAGAATTAAATAATATAATAAGAGATATAAACACTAAAACCATTCAAGTCTATAAAAGTGATAATCCAGAAAAAGAGTTTACTGAGGATTATGATGGTCAAGACTTACAAAAATACCTGGGTGTTGAGAATGGTGATGAACTGATAGAGTTTATGTATGTGGAAGCACCTATGAGAATATTCGGTTATGCTTCAGAAACAGAAGATGGTATTTCTTTTATGTTAAATGAATTTTATAAAAAGTATAGGGACGAACATAATCTTACTATTTTTTCTAATGAGATTGAAAAGTCCAAACCAGCTACTTTAATGTTTTTAGCTAGAATGGGTTTGTTAATAGATAACGTTAAATTTTTTCCTTTAAAAGATTATATTAATGTTAACAAAGAAGCTGACATTATCATAACTAACAACGAAAACATTATTAATGTAGGTGAAAGTACATATATTACAGTAAATAAAAAAGAAAGTGACGTTAAAAACAATGAAATAATTAAAGTCACTTCATTTAAAGAATTAGTAGAAAATGAGTATATTGAAAGAAACGAACTCGCTTAAAGATTTCCAAGTGAATATTATGGGTGTGAAAATGGTTGTAGACGTTGAAAGACTAATGTCGGAGATTACCTTAGATACCACTCAAGAAGAGGTGGAGTCCTCTGGATTAGCTATAAACGCAGCAAAATATGAAACATTAAGAACCTTACTAGATGTTATATTTACAGGGGACGAACAAATTGATGATAAAATGGGTTATAAAAGTCTTGATAATTCTACATTTCCCTTTAAATTAGCATTAAATACATTAATCGAATATAAAATAATAAAAGAAGTTAATTAAACTAAAATGGCAGACGACAAAAATTTTAAAAAAATAGAAGAAGCTTTAAACCTAGTAAAAAATAAAACAGGTAAGTTATATTTCCTTACTCAAGATACTAAAGGTAATCCAAAAGCTTCAATTTCATATATCTATGGGTTAGTTAAGACATTAAGAGAAAATGGATATGACGCAATAATCTTACATGAGAAAAAAGATTATAAAATTAAAGACGGTAATCCAGAGTGGTTATCTATAGAGGATTGGTTAGGTGAAGAATTCGCTGAACTTCCACATGCTTGTGTAGAAACGGGTGAACTAAAAGTGGGTCCAGAAGATATACTTGTAGTACCTGAATTGTTTGGTCACGTAATGGAACAAACTAAAGATATGGCATGTACAAAAATTGTTTTATGTCAATCTTATGATTATATATTTGAAATGTTACAACCTGGAGTCCAATGGATAAACTATGGTTACACTTACGCTATAACAACTTCACAAACATCAAAAGAGTACATTAACAGTGTTTTCCCACAAATGAATGTTTCGGTGATAACACCAAATATTTCTCCTGTATTCAAAAATCAAAAATTACCAGGTCAACCAATAATTGGGATACATACTAGAGACCCTAGAGATACTATGAAAATTGTAAAAACTTTTTACGCTAAGTACCCACAATTTAAATGGATAACGTTTAGAGACATGAGAGGAATGTCAGTAGAATTTTTCGCTAACACTTTAAATGAAATGTGTGTTGGTGTTTGGGTGGATGACATATCAGGTTTTGGTACTTTCCCTCTAGAATGTATGAAAACTGGTGTTCCAGTAATTGGTAAAATTCCTAACTTAAAACCAGATTGGCTGAAAGAAGAAAACGGTTTTTGGACTTACGAGTCTACACAAATTGTAGATATTATCCAAGCTTACATTAAAACATGGTTAGAAGATTCATTACCAGAACAACTACTGGAAGAAATGGATAAAACTATAGAACCTTACACTGTAGAAAATACTACTGCTCAATTACTAGAATTTTTTGGTAAGGTAGAAGAAGAAAAAATAAAAGAATTAGAAAATGCTTTAAATAAATTTACTTTAAAAGAAGAAAAATAAAATGGAAAATATAACAGTAATTATCCCACTACATAAGATAGATGAAAAATTTAATAACTACTTTATCAACTGTGTAAAAAGTCTAAAAAGTCAAACTTCAGTACCTTCAAACATTTTGATTGTAAGGTCTAAAGACGATAAATTAAAAAATTATTTAGATAATTTTAACTTTGAAGAATTAAATGTGGAAGTCGTAGAAAATGAAGGTGAAACAGATTATATGTCCCAGATTAATTATGGAGCATCCCAAGTTAAAACTAAATGGTTTTCTATTTTAGAATATGATGATGAATATTCAAATATTTGGTTTAATAATGTAGAAAAATATTCTTCACACTATAATGATGTAGACATATTTTTACCTTTAGTGGTGGACGTGACAGACGAAGGAGAATTTATAAACTTTACTAATGAAGCTGTTTGGGCAATGAATTTTAGTGATAAAATGGGTTATCTAGATAATGCATGTCTTCTAAGGTATCCTAATTTCCAAACCAGTGGTCTTGTAATTGATAAAGAAAAATTTGAAGAAATAGGTGGTTTTAAACCATCAATGAAACTAACCTTTGTTTATGAATTACTTTTAAGAGCTACTTATAATGATGTAAAAATATTTACGATACCTAAAGTAGGTTATAAACACACCAATATGAGAAGTGGTTCTTTATTTTGGGACTATAGGTATGATGAATCTAAAAAAATTAGTTCTGATGAGGCTAATTTTTGGATTGAGTCAGCAAAGAAAGAATACTTTTTTACTACCGATAGAGGAATAAAATACGAACCAGAGACAGTGTAGTGCCAAGGCCTAAATCTAAAAATACTATGTATTTTGGTGAACCACAGGAAGCTGCGGTTCGCATGTTTTTAACAGCTACTACTCTAACTGAAAAAAATCAAATATATAATAAACATCTATATTCACCTTTAAATAAAATGATAGACAGTATCATTAGGAGGTATAAATTATATAGAAAAGGTGAAGAATTTAGAGATATACACGCTGATGTTTTATCTTTCTTAATAACTAAAGCAGATAAATTCAAACCAGCTAAAGGTAAAAAAGCTTATTCTTATTTTGGTACTATTTGTAAAAACTATTTGATGGGTCAAATAATAAAAGACCAAAAACACCAGAATAGAAACATTTCATATGAAGATATCTCTACTTCTTTGGAAACCAGAGAAGACCAAATATACTATATCCATAATGACGGACCAACCGACCATTCTAAATTTTTTATAGACTTAATAGACCGTATTGAGGAATTTATGTCTACAACTCATTTAAATGAAAATGAGGTAAAGATAGGTTCAGCTTTAATAGAAGTTTTTAGTAATTATGATGAAATATTTATTCACGGTGAGGGGAATAAGTTTAATAAAAATTTAGTGCTCTTAAATTTAAGAGAGATGACAAATCTTTCGACTAAAGAAATACGTAACTCTTTAAAAAAGTTCAAAGTAATCTATAAGGGTGTCATAGATGACTCGGGAGAATAGGCTTTCATCATTACTGGTATTTATTTAATATAAAACAATGTATTATGCCTAGACCCAAAAAAAAAGATATACAATTAAATAATGAAAGTGTCCTAGCACTATTACAAGAAATATATAATGAATGTGTGGAACAAAGAACTACTGCAATTCGTATTCAAAACAAGATGTTAGGTTTTATGCAAGGAGCTGACGACTTACAACAGTTAGGTCCAGTCATAAAAGAACAACAAAAAGTAATAGACTCCTCATTAGAGAAAAAAATTCAATTAGCTAAAATACAAAGTACCTTAACTCAAAAACAGATAGGTGACGCAGACTCTCTGGGCACCTTATCGTTAGATGACCGTGAATCTTTAAATCTACTTTTAAATAAAAAAGATGAGGATGATAAAAAAGATGAATATAAAATGTAATGGCACAAGATATTTCAGATAGTAAACGTAAAGGATTAGATGGTATTCAAAACCTTCAAAATACTAATGACGCTATAGATTCATTAAAAGAACAAGTTAATTTAGATAGTCTAATGAGTTCTATGGAAAGTACTCAGGAGGAAGGTGCTAATATGTTGACTTACTTTATGGATTTAATTAAAACTACTGGGGGTAATGAAGCTATTACAGATTTAAGAGAAAAACTTGGTAAGGAGACACCTCAATTAGCTGATGAATGTAAGGAAGTAGTTTTTGAGGAACTAGTCAAATTTATAAATTGTAATGTTAACTTTACAATACCTTCCTCTAATTCCACAACTGGTGTTGATTCTAACGCTATGGAAATACCTATAAAAAGTATAGACCCATTTAGATTACTTAAAAACTCGCCAACCAGTAATGTGGGTAAAGCTACATATGAAAAGTTAGACCCAAGTACTGGTCAAATACCATATTCAACTAATAAAGAATTATTTCAAAGACTAGAAAACCCAACACTACAACAAGATTATTTAGGTGGTTCTGGACAAAGACTGTTCACTATAGAGTTTGATGGTAATGAAAATTACATAATAAGACCCGTAGGTTATAATGATACTTTTGATGATAATACCATATTACCACAAAACGATAGAAAATTAGTAGAATTTTTAAGAGATTACTATGATTCTATAAAAATATTTGAAGGACAAAATTTTTTAGGTGTTTTACTAGATTCCTTATCTGGATTTTTAAGTATTCAAGCGGATTTAAGTGGTAGAGAAGTAGAGTTAAAAGGTAAATTTGGTAAAGTAATAGATAAATTAATGGCTTTGTGTGACGATGATGGTGACGGTTCTACGGGAGCCCCAATTAATTCGTCGGGTATAGGGCATTTAGCTGAAGATATACCAGGTGCTAACACTGACTTTTGGGATTTTGGTCCACAAGACCTAAGAAATATAGAAGAAGAAACAAATTTAAAACTTAAAGGACTAATTAAATTTGTAACATGTAACGATATTGAGGGTGGTGTCGACGTGGATGAATTAAACGGAATTATAGATTCGTTATTAAGTGAAGGTAATTTTGGTCTAGAAGGTATGCAAATAAACTCTGGTATGGAAGCCGCTGTACAAGGAATGACTGTAGATGGCTCCAAAGGACTAAGTTTCAGATTACCAGCTTTACAAGCAGATTTTGATTTAAATATATTAAAGAAATTACCCTTAATTTTGATAAGTTTAATTTTAACACCTAAAGTTATTTTAGGTTTTGCTATAGCTTTAAAAGCGATAGGAGAGTTTTTAGAAAACTTTGATATTATGGATTTTATTAAAAAGTTTTTTAGACTTATTTGGAAAATAGTAAAAAGGTTAAAAGATATAATTTTAGAGTTTATCTGGCAAGAAATTAAAAAATATATAATAAAATTAGTTAAAGACATTTTACAAGAGGTAATAAAAGAAAAGCACCAAAAACAACTTGCAATAATTAATTCTTTAATTCAAACCTTACTTTCTGCTGTTGATTCTTTGGATAATCTCGGAGATTGTAGGAGTATATTAGATACTTTATTAAAGTATATAAAGATACCCCCAGTGCCACCCATCAACGTACCCAACAATCTAGTATTCGCTGCAGAAGCAAGACCAGGTTTTAGTGATGTAAGAGCATTTCAAAATGTCTTAGAAAATTTTCAAAAATCAGGTATAAGTACGGAACCACACCCTGATGGTTCTCCTAATCAAAATGTTATAATGGCTTTCAGTATGATAAAAGGTGTTGAAAAAGAAAGATTAGAGAACGGTAAAACTAAAATAGTTACGTACCCACAAAACGTTCAAACAGCTGCAGGTCCAGGTGTTACTGAAAGAGGAAGTGGTGTAGGTATTCCACTTTAAATAAAAAAATATGAATTTAAAAGAGACAATAGAAGATTACAAAAACGCATCTAATGTAGATTTATACAAAGCTTTAACTTTTTTAAAAGAAAGATTCGAAAGTGATAAATCTAGAGTTATTGAAATAACTTACCAGATAGATGCTTTAGAAGCGGATTACAATAAATTGTATGATGAATATAAAAAAAGAGTAGGTTCTCATGAGTAAAGTATTTAATTTTGGTGTTTGTTTAGATAATGAAGACCCCGCAAGAGCTGGCAGAATACGTGCTATTATGGACACACACTGCCCAGAAGAAAATCATTCAGTGTGTGCGGATGCTGAGTATACTAAAATTTTAATAGATGAAGGCATAACATGGTCTAGTGATAATGAAAAAAAATTGGCATTAGAGAGTAAAGTCTATTGGTCTAAGTTAGACCCATACGTTGTTTTACCTATGTTACCTTTATTTATAAATCAAATACCAAAACCTGATGAGAGTGTACAAATAATTTTAATGAATCCTGAGAATGAATTCTCTAATAATTTTTATATAGGACCTTTAATTAGTGCACCACAGGACTTAGAATATCAAAATTCTGCAAACGGTAGAAAAGGTACTACCAAAGGAGTTAGGGTTCAGGGACCCAAGAATATAACACAATCTGATTCGTCCTCCAAAGTTTTTGCTTCACCACAACATATTTCTATTGATGGTAGAAATAATAGTGATATTATATTTAGTGGTGAAAAAAATAGAAGTGGAGAAATTGTTCTAAGAGCAGGAAAATTCGAACCTAATGAAAAGGACCCAGATTTTCCCACAAACAATAAAGAAGTAACTACTGTACAACTTACTAATTTTTCAACAGAACTAAATTTAGTTAAGGAGACAATAGAAAAAATAGAAGCTGTAAAAGAAAAAGTAAAATGGTTGGTAGAGTATGATGTTTATGGTGAAGATACTGTTTGGTCGGAAGAAAATTTGACTGGTGAAATAAACTTGTACCAAGTGGCACCAGATGGTACGGAGTGGGTAGGTGATAAAGGGCCTACTAATTTGGATGTTGGAGTTGGCACACCGTTTAATCCTAACGGTAACCCCACACCAGATAAGATATCTGCGACTATTAAATTCGGTAACCAACCAATTAGTGGGGTAACTTCATTGATTAATAGATTTTTAATAGAAACTGCTGGAATGGAAAATCAAAGTATAGAGTCTCCTCCTTCTGAAGAAGGATTACCCAGTCTTCTCCAACCCTGGTACGTTAAAAGTGGTCAGTTAGTTACTACGGGTGAAGTAGGTGAACCCTCACCCACTAATCAAACATTAGATTTATACCCTTTTTATTTTAGACCATCGTACAAATTATATAATTATTATACTAGAGGTGAGGATGAGAAAAAAAGAATTAGTACAAACGTTATTAATGGTGTTAATATTAGTGGTATTGATATTACCGTAGGGTCAGCGTGTCTAATAAATAAAGAAGACCCGCAACCAGACCCTAAAAAAACTGATATCGATATCATAAGTACTAGTGAAAATGAGAAAAAAAGACAAGGTATAATTAATGCTATGAGTAATAAAATATTATTATACTCTTATGATAGTACAATTCCAGGTAAAAATTCTAACAATCCTAATAACGTAAATTTAAATAGACCTGAAACAGGTCAGAATGTAGGAATTGACCAAGAAAATTTAGTTAAAATGGATGTTAATGAAACAGAACCTTTAGTTAGAGGTGAACAACTAGTTAAACTTTTATCTAAAATTGTAGACTTTTTAGCAACTCACGAACATGGAAATGCGGGTACCGCCGCAAAGAATCCAGACCTTATAAGTGAAATTAGAACCCTCTTTAATAGTAAGACTTTTTTGAATGAGAATATAAGAATTAACTAGATATTTATTAGTAAAGAGAATAATGAGTACTCATAAGTCATATTTTAGTAAGAACAACACACTAATATCTAATAGTGAGGTTAATACAGCTAAAAATCCAGTTACTGAAATTTTTTACGGGGGTGGGGTTTCCAGATTTGTTTGTGTAGAGACACAGAACCCAACCGATAGTTGTATAGACGACAATGGAGTTTCTATAACTGGTTATACTAGACAACGTATAAATAACAGTTTTAGTAGGTTCATATTTGACTTAAATTTAAATGACTTAAAAGAGAAATACCAAGACCAAACAATTAATCTAGAAGGTGGGTGTCTAAACAGTGCAGCCACACATACTTTAAGAATGGTTAACACCTCAACTTTTGATAAAGAATTATTAAACACCACAACTGCTAAAGGTAATAAAAGAGCAACATCTTTTGATTTAGTTTTAATTAAATTAAGTGGTGTTACTAGTGCAAGTACCTGGTCAGAAGGTGTAGGTTACGACTATGTAGATACTGGAAGTGAATGGTCTGGTTTAGACGATAAGTCATTTTCTACTAGACCCAGTAATTGGTACTACGAAAGTACCATTAACGCGTGGTGTACTAACGGTGCTTATGATTGGTATAGTTTTAGTTCATGTACACCTACTGTTATCGCAACACAATCTTTTGATAATGGTAATGAGAACATAGAATTCGATATGACTAATGAGATAAACGCTATTTTAACTGGGGGAACTGGTTACACTAGTGTTGGTTACGCTATAGGTTATGTGAAAGAAATAGAAGCTTTAACTGGATTAACTGAAAGTTACTCTACTGGATTTTTTACTATGTATACTCAAACGTTCTACGAACCTTATTTAGAAACTAATTATCATGACTATATAGACGATGCTCGAAATTTCTTTTATGAAGGTAAAACTAATTGTTTGTACTTGTATGTTAATGCTGGTGGTGTACCCGTTAATTTAGATACACTTCCTACAGTAACAATCTATAATAGTTCAGGTGATTTATTGTACACATTAGAGGCTTCTCAAGTCACTAAAGGAGTTTATTGTATTTGTTTTTCAATACCGTGTGACACCTACTCTACACCATGTATTTTTACAGATAGGTGGTCTGGATTATCTATTGATGGTAATTGTCAAACTGACATTAATAACAAGTTTACTTTAAAAGCTAATTCTCAGTATTTTGAAATCGGGACACATGTAGGTTTACCTAAACACTACGGTTACTCAGTTTCTGGAATAAAGAGAGATGAGAAGGTAGTTAACGGTGATATTAGAAAAGTAATTGTTTCGGCTAGAAAAGAATACTCGACAGAAGTACCCCAACCCATATCTAACATACGTTATAGAATGTACGTAAAACAAGGGACAACAGAAGTAGAGACTCACCCATGGACCAAAGTTAACAGAGCTAACAATCAAAATTATTTTTTAATAGACACTGGTGATATGGTACCTAACGAATATTATTTAGATATACAAGCAATATCGGACTTAGAAATCAATACGTATTCTCAAACACTTAAATTTCAAGTGGTCAATCAAGCTAATTACTTTGGTAATCCACCCGCAGATTATAGACAATAATCTTTTATTTTAATTTGGTAGTTTAATATTTTTTCATTATATTTGTACTATAATAATTAAAACACTATGATACATATGAAAAATATTTTAACCTTAATAACATTTATTTTATTTAGCTTTGGTCTTTTTGCTCAAACTAGTTTAGATTTTCTTTTATTTAAAAAAATAAACGATTATAGAAATTCTAATGGTTTGGATTCTTGGATATGGGACCAAAATGTGTGGAAAGCTTCTAAAGGCCATAATGAGTATTTAATGGAACTGGGAGACTGTACACATTTTCAAGTAGGTAGTGATTCTACATATTCGGGAGGTGACAGACTTTTATTAGAAAATGTTTTGTGGGGTTTAACTAAAGAAAATTGTGCAGTAACAGACAGGTATAACTATGAAACAGATGAAGAACAAAGTGAAAAAATTCTTCAGCAATGGATTAACTCACCAGGTCATCACAGAACTTTATTATGTCCTAATACAAAATATGGTGCGGTATCTACCACCCATACGGCTAAATTTCAATGGTCAATAGGTGCATGGTGGACCTATTCCACATTAAATGTATATTCTTAATAAATTATTGGACAAAAAAAAACCCCTCATTAGAGGGGTTTTTATTATGATAAAGTATATAATACTTATTATCTTAACTCTCTGATATCGAAAGTTCTTACTCCATCTATAGTGATAAGACCATAGAATCTGTTGTTTACCATCTTCTTCGCGTATCTGGTCATAATACCTTTGATTGGTGCGAAGTTGAATGGGTTATACATTGTTGGTGTAAGTTGTAATGGTACGTATGGTGCGTATACATAACCAGTATCAAGTAGAGATGTTCCTTTGTGACCTAACAAACATTTGTTTGCTGGGAAGTAAGGGTCTCTGTATACTGTGTAACGACCAGAAAGTGAACCTACTTTCTCGATACCCATGTTATATTGGTCTTGCTCTGGAGACGCGTTAGATACGTGGAAGTATTCTAAATCGTCAAAAATTGCAGAAACTTCAGAAGAACATACAATCCAGTTAGCTCCACCTCTCAATGTAGACTTGTGAATCTGAGCTGAGATTTGGTTAATCGCAGTAATCAATGTTTGATTCCAATCTTTTTGAGTGTATGGTGCTTGACCAGCTGAGAATCTCTTCCATCCGTTGTAATCCCATCTTAGTTGCCATGCTGCACCTTTTCTAAGGTCTCTCAAGATTTCTCTATCGATTTCAGCTGCTATCTCTTCAGATAATAAAGCTGTTAATTCAGCTTCAGCATCAATGTTATGGAATGCACTAACGTCTTGTGCTAATTCTGGTGACCATTGAGCTCTTAGTTTTCTTTCTGTAACCGATACAGTAACTGCGTCAAGGTCAAAAGAAACTTCAGCTAATTCAGTTTCGAATTCCAAATCTTGGTAAATTCTGTACTGAGCTTGGAAGGTAGGTTGTATACCTGAACCATCAATGAAAGCTCCCATATAACCATCAACTGAGTTACAGTCAATACATGCTGGACATGATAAATCTAAACCAATCCAGATTGCTCCGTCAACATCACAGATATCTTCATATGAACCACCTGGGAATGTTGTATCTTTAGTAGAACCATACTGTACAATAGCTTTACCATATTTTTGAGTTACTACTCTAAATGGTATTTTAGTAGTTGATGTAATGTAAGTCTTACCTGTGTTTGCACAACATGCTATATCTGAATCAGAGAAAAACTCTAATGAAGATAAAAACTCTTCAGTGTCCATTTCATTACCGTTAGGTCCGATTAATTTACCAGCACCTGCAGTAGAGAACCCTTCTAATTTAACAATTACACTTCTAACACCACCGTCAGTACAAGCAGTTAATCCAGGATATGCTGCTGCAATAGTTGCTGCATCTTGGAATGCTGTACCCGCTGTGTTCCATTGTTGAACTGTTGTTGGTCTAGTTACAGCTGAAAAAGCTCCTTTTGAACGGTCAAATAAACCATCTCTACCATTTTCATAGTAAGCGTCATAAAGGTCAACTGGGTCAAAAGTTGTAGTATCATTACCTAAACCTGAACCGATTGGGTTAGTATGACCAGCCATACCTGTAGCAGGGTCACCACCTTTACCAGCAGCGTTTGTAGTTCTTTCAGAAATTTTAGGTACAAAGTAGAACAATTTACCAATTGGTAAGTTCATAGCTTGTACAGAAACGATATCGTTTGCCAATAATTTAGAGAATACTCTTCTAATGATTGGGAAAACAACTGTTTCAAACGAACCTGAAGCGTCAGATGACGTAGCCTCGTTAATTAAGTGTGTAGCTTGATTTTCGTATAATTGAGCAACGTTTTCTTTTGTGTGCCCATTTAATCCGTTAAGGAACCCAAGCTTGTTCCATTTTCCAATAGTATCTTCGCGGATAACTTTAAGGTGTTTTAAACCAATGTTTCCGACCATACCAGATTCTAATAATGCTCCCATTTTTAATTTATTTTTTTAGTTAGCGTTTATTTAATTATTATAACTTACCCATAATCTCTCTCATCCTAGTGATTTGAGGACTTTCATAAGTTTTACTTTCAATCAAATTGACTGAAGAACCACCAGAAGGGGTTTTAGTAATGGTTTTTTGAACCGACTCATTTAACTTATTAACTTTAGAATTTAATTCTGAAGATAGAGACTTAAACAAGTTTTTACTTTCATTCAAAGTTGTGACGCCATCAAAACGTCTAAGGATGTTAACCTTCTCTTTTTTAGTTGTTGTGTGTTCAGTAAATAACTTAGTAGAGTACGCCAAGTTAGCGTTAAATACTGCTACTTCATTTAATTTGTTTCTGAATACTTTAAGAGCTTGTCTATATTCCTTATTTTTTTCTCTGAATTGACGATTCTCTGTTTGTAACTGTTTCGCTGTTGCGATGATTTTCTGAATTGAACTTCTAGAAGATTCATTCATAGGATATTCATAATTCCTATTGTTTGAAATAGCTTTTCTCAAACCTCTTCCAGATTTAGAACCAAAACCATAAGTTCTTGAAGCTTCTCCTATTTCTTCGTCAGACTTCATTTCACCCATGTGTTGTTCACTATGTTTGTTACTTGAAAATTTTGGTCTGTGGAAGTATTTTTCCATACCTTCACTTTCTCGTCTTCTACTAGTGTAACTCTGGGTTTTAGACGATTCCTTACCGTCAGTCATACCAAGACTAGAGTCTAAACGTGAGTCATAACCCATTTCATTTAACTCTTCAACGTCCATGTCTTCCATCTCATCTAATCCCATTTCATCGTCCAATGAAATTTCATAAACTGGTTCGTCTTTCATCATACCCATTTCGTTCATGTACTTTTCACCATAACCTTCTTTGGCTTCTTTATCCATGTGGTCCATTTCACCCATATGTTTTTTACCATAACCTTCGTTAGACTCTTTATCCATATGGTCCATTTCATCCATGTACTTTTTACCATAACCTTCGTTAGTTTCATCTTCCATATGGTCCATTTCACCCATGTGTTTTTTACCGTAGTGACCTTCTTTGGTTTCTTTATCCATTTCGTTCATTTCTTCTACATCATCAACGAATGTTTCATCCATTGAATCTTTTTTATCATAACCTTCTCTAATTAGAAGATTATTTCTAAGTTTGCTCTCTGCTAACTCAATTTTATACTCAGTACCAGCTTCCTGGTCCTCAATATCAATTGTATCACCATCCTGTGTAACAACGATACCATCTTCAGCTCCCATTGATTTGAAAACTTTTAATACTTCGTCGTCAGATGCTTGTGTTAGGTCGAGTGCTGGTTCATCCGTACCCATTTCCATGGACACCATTGCTTCTTCTTCTCCAGGAGCCATCATAAACTCCTCTTCTTCTTGGTCTTCATATTCTTCGTCATCATCATCAAAATCCATAGAAACTTTCTCCTCGTCTTCCATATCGACAAAGTCATCTTCTTCTTCTTCATTTAATGATTCTTTAACTAACTCTTCAATTTCTTGCTTCATAGTTGATGCAAGTATTTCCTTTGCATTAGATTTAACAGCTTCTTCTAGCTGTTGTGCCTCTAGTAGGGCTTGTTCTAAGACTGATTTATTATCTGCCATATCCTTTTTATTAAGCGCTTTTTAAAGTTTTATTTGTTTTATAAATATTATCAATAGTGGAAAAACCCTCCCACGTAAGATAAATAACCTATAAAATATTATTTTTAATAACCAGATAAAAAATTATCTAGTTTATCCATTAATTTTAATGACCCACTTAAAGCTTGACTTGTTATCTGTTCTTGTGACTTGTCATGACTTAAAGCTTCATCATAAAGTTCTTTGTCCTCAATATTTTTAAATAAGTAAGCTCCTGGCGTTGATGGTGAAGATACTAGGTCAAAACAAATTAATTCAAAATCGTCTTGTACCATATTTTGTCCATTTTCTCTTTCTAATGAACCTACCCCTCTTGAGGAGATTCCTAGTGTTACATCGTGTCTTAATAAATTAGCTGCTATATCTCCTACACAAGAAATTACACCTGTTTGGTGGTATGCTGGAGATGTGAGAATTTCTAGTTTACCCATTAGTATGTTTCCATCCCACCAAGTTTCTAATACTCGGTGAGAACTTCTTTCTAAATCTACTAAAGATGATTCTGGGTGATTAAGTTCAGATAAGGCAC